TATCGAAGGCGTATTCCTTCAATCAGAATTAAAAAACCGTAATGGTCGCATGTATCCAGAAAGCGTAATGGATAGAGAAGTTAAAAGATACAGCGAAGATTATGTTGCTAAGAATCGTGCATACGGAGAACTCGGTCACCCAGAAACCCCATCTATTAATTTAGATCGCGTTTCTCACTTGATCACTTCTTTACGTAAAGAAGGCACTAATTATATCGGTAAAGCTAAAATTCTTGATACTCCAATGGGACGAATTGCTCGTGGTCTTTTAGACGGCGGCGCGAATCTTGGAGTATCTAGTAGAGCACTTGGTTCTCTTCAAATGAACAAAGAAGGTGTTCAAGTGGTCCAAGATGACTTCATGCTGTCTACGGCAGCTGATATCGTCGCAGACCCATCTGCTCCTGATGCTTTCGTAAGAGGCATTATGGAAAGTAAGGAGTGGGTATTCGTTGATGGAAAATTTGTGGAGAAGCATATGGAAGAAGTAAAATCTTTAATTAAGAAAACTTCTTCTAAGAATTTACAGGAAGCACAGGTCCGTGCATTCCAACTATTTCTGAGCAAAATCAGATAAATAATAAATAAATCTAGAACTCACCAGTTAGGAGAAACGATGTCTATTGAACAAAAAATCGCTGAACTTCTTGCCGAATCTAAAGCTACTCAAATCGAGCAAGCTATAGAAGTCGCAGAAGTCGTTACTGAAGTAGTGGCAGAAGAAGTGGCAGTCGCCGCTGAAGTCGTTACTGAAGTCGTAGCAGAAGAAGGTCTTACTATTGATGTTAGCGAAGATGTCGCTGCATTAATTAACGGAGAAGACCTTTCCGAAGAATTTAAAATTAAAGCAGCTACAATTTTTGAAGCCGCTGTAGTTACACGTGTGAAGCAAGAAGTTGCTCGCATGTCAGAAGAATTCGACGCGCAGCTTGCAGAAGCTGTTGCACTGAATCAAGAGGGTCTTGTTGAAAAAGTTGATGGATATCTCGGCTATGTTGTCGAGCAGTGGATTGCACAGAATGAATTAGCCCTTGAGCATGGTATGAAGTCCGAAATCCTTGAAGGATTTGTCGCTGGACTAAAAGGTCTTTTTGAAGAACATTATATCGATATTCCTGAAGAGAAATTCGATGTACTTGGTACTTTAGAAATCCAAATGGAAGAACTAACAGCAAAGTTAGACGAACAAGTTGCCAATAACGTTGCATTGACAAAATCAATCAGCGAAATGAAGCGTACTGAAATCGTTGCGACTGCAAGTGCAGGTTTATCCGACACTGAAGTTGAGAAGTTTACAGGTCTAGCTGAAGAATTATCTTATGAAGATATTTTGACTTTTACTACTAAAGTTAAAACGATTCGTGAGAATTATTTCACTACTAAAGCACAAGCAGATGTTACATCTGTGGTCACTGATGCGCCAGTAGAAGTTTTAGTCGAGGAAAAAGCAATTGATCCTATGATGGCTAAATATCTATCTGCAATGAACTATCGTAAGTAATTTACACAAAAGGAAAATTAAAATGACAACTCGTCAAGAACTACTAAAAAAATGGGCACCGATTCTAGAATCGGCTTCTGCACCAACAATTAAAGATCAGTACCGTAAAGAAGTTACTGCTGTTCTTTTGGAAAACCAAGAACGCGAAATGGCAAAATCTGCTGAAGCGCTGTTCGAAGTTAATGCAAACAATGGCGGTACTGGTGTTTCCATGGGTGGCGCTGGCACTAATGCTAATATGGCTGGTTACGATCCAGTGTTGATCGCATTGGTTCGCCGTGCTGCTCCACAACTAATCGCTTATGACATCGCTGGTGTTCAGCCGATGACACAGCCAACTGGTTTGATCTTTGCTATGAAAAGCAAGTATACTAACCAAGCTGGTGTTGAAGCTCTTTTCAACGAAGCTGACAGTGATTTCTCTGGTACAGGTACTCATGCTGGTTCTAATCCAGTTGACGGTACTTATACTACTGGTACTGCAATGTCTACTGCTGCTGCAGAAAACTTGGGTGGTGCTGGTGGCGAGACTTTCAACGAAATGGCATTCTCTATCGAGAAGACTACCGTTACTGCACAAACTCGTGCATTGAAAGCAGAATACACTGTTGAACTAGCTCAAGACTTGCGCGCTGTTCACGGTCTAGATGCTGAAGGCGAATTGTCTAACATTCTGTCTACAGAAATCACTGCTGAAATCAACCGCGAAGTTGTTCGTACTGTATACAAAGCAGCTAAAGTTGGTGCTGAAGTTGGTACTGCTGTTCAAGGTACTTTCGACTTGGACGTTGACGCTAATGGTCGTTGGTCTGTTGAAAAATTCAAGGGTCTACTGTTCCAAATCGAACGTGAAGCCAATGCTATTGCCCAGACTACACGTCGCGGTCGTGGTAACTTCTTGATCTGTTCTTCTGACGTCGCTTCTGCTTTGGCAATGGCTGGTGTTCTTGACTATGCTCCTGCATTGTCTACTGGTTTGAATGTTGATGAGTCTTCTACAACTTTCGCTGGTGTTCTAAATGGTAAGTACAAAGTGTATGTTGATCCATACTCAGCTAACCAGTCTACTAGCCAATTCTTCGTAGTTGGTTACAAAGGCACTTCTGCCTTTGACGCTGGTCTGTTCTACTGCCCATACGTGCCTCTACAGAAGGTTCAAGCAATTGATCCAAATACGTTCCAGCCTAAAATTGGTTTCAAATCACGCTACGGCATGGTTGCTAACCCGTTCACTAGCTTGACATCTGGCGCTAATATTTACTACCGTAAAGTCCGCGTAACTAACTTGATGTAATACATTGAGTAGCTAAACTGAGAAATCAGTTTTTTATGGGAGATCTTCGGATCTCCCTTTTTCATTTGGACTAAATAATAACATGACAAGTAAAATACTTTCCTGCCCTGTTCCAGATAACATTTCCCCATTATCACCTAATGGGTTCATGTTCACTATAAACAAATTACCAGAGGTAAATTTCTTCTGTCAACAGGTAAACTTGCCTGGTATTATGTTGGGCGTTCCAGAATTTGGAAATCCATTTAATACAGCACCAATTCCTGGCGATTCATTAACATATGATACGTTAACTGTACAATTTTTAATTGATGATCAGATGAGTAATTATAGAGCGATCTACAATTGGATCGTTGCTTTAGGCTTCCCTGAAAATTATGATCAGTATATCAACTTCATTAATTCTGCATCAGCGTTACAAACATCTGAACTGGCAAAGAATTTTTCAGATGCATCTTTGGTAATATTAAGTGGATCTAATAAGCCTGTGCAAACAGTCGTGTTCCATGATATGTTTCCAATGTCACTCGAATCATTAATGTTTCAATCCACAAACAATGATGTGAATTACCTAGTCGGTAGTGCAACATTTAAATACGCTTACTATAAGTTCTCTTGACACTTTTATAATGTTGTAGTATAATTGCACTACAACCAATTGAGGAATATTATGACCCTAGAAGAAATTCAACAAGAGTGGGATATCGACTGCGAAATCGATAACAACTACCTTGGAGAAACTACCACAGCTACACCGAAACTTCATGCTAAGTATTTGAAGCTCCTCGTCAATATCAAACTCAAACATACAAAATTGAGTTCTGATCGTAACATCCTCCGTAAAAATAAATTTCGTTTATATCGTGGTGAACTATCACGCGATGAATTAGCTGCGTTGGATTGGCCACAGTGGCAAGGTGTCAAGCCACTCAAGAATGAGATGGATGAATTTCTTTCTGGAGATACGGAGCTAAATACATCGAAGGTTCGAATTGAATACCTTGAGACAATGATTTATTTTTTGGAATCTGTTCTCGGTCAAATTAAAGCCAGAGACTGGCAAATTAAGACAGCCGTAGAATGGAAGAAATTCTTAGCAGGGATGTGATGATAATTAAAATTGAAAAGTTAGATGAAGTTTACGTCCGCGTGTTCGCCGATCATGGTATCGAGCAAGAACTCTCGGACTTTTTTACATACGAATATCCTGGAGCAAAATTCACTCCCCAGTTCAGAGCAAGACTATGGGATGGTAAAGTACGACTATATGATGTTGTTCGCAAAACTTTATACGTAGGTTTAGTTAATTATGTAGAAGAATTTGCAGTTCGTAATGGATATGAACTCGAATATGTGAATCAGGTTATAAGAAACAATAACATCTCTGGCGAATCAGTTCAACTATTTGCTAAAACCCTGGACCCACATGGTCGCGGTAAACCAATTGAAATTAGAGATTATCAGATTGATGCAGTAACAACTGCTCTCGTTAAAGAACGTGTTCTACTTCTTTCACCCACTGCATCTGGTAAGTCATTCATTATCTATACAATTATGCGATGGCACTTGCTTGCTAAACGCAGATGTATTATTATTGTTCCAACAACTTCGCTCGTTGAACAGCTGTATACAGACTTCGAAGATTATTCATCCGCCAATGGATGGAAGACTTCGCAGCAATGCCAGAAATTATATTCTGGATTCACTAAAGACATAACCAGCAATGTCTTAATCACAACGTGGCAATCTATCTACCTGCAACCAAAAAGTTGGTTTAAGCAGTTCGACGTAATCTTCGGAGATGAAGCTCACCAATTTAAAGCGAAGTCTCTATCTACCGTTATGGAAAAGATGGATGAGATTCGATACAGAGTTGGAACTACAGGAACATTAGATAATAAGAAAGTACACAGATTAGTTCTAGAAGGTATGTTCGGTCCAGTTCACAGAGTAACTACTACTCGAGCATTAATGGACAGTCAGAAATTGGCTCAGCTAAATATCACGTGTGTGGTTCTAAAGTATCCAGAAGATGTTCGCAAGTTAAGAAATAAAAATTCATATCAAGAAGAAATGGATTTTTTGGTATCGAATGAACGGAGAAATAAATTTATTCGTAATCTCACTATTGCATCTAAAGGGAATACGTTAGTCCTTTTCCAATATGTTGAAAAACATGGAAAGGTTTTAGTTGAAATGATTAAAGCCAAAGTTGATGCAGATAGAAAAGTATTCTTCGTATATGGAGGAACTGAGACAGCTGATCGTGAAGCAATTCGACATATCATGGAAGGTGAAACGAATGCAATTATTGTTGCATCATTCGGAACATTCTCCACTGGTATTAATATTCCTTCTATCGAGAATGTTATATTTGCATCTCCATCGAAAAGTAAGATTAGAAACTTACAATCAATTGGTCGCGGTCTTAGATTAAAAGATGGTAAAGCGTCTTGCAATTTATACGATTTAGCCGATGACTTGCATTGGAAGTCTTGGAAAAACCACACACTTAATCATGCTGCAGAACGTTACAAGACATATGCTGAAGAACAATTTGATATTAAACTTGTAGAGGTGAATTTATGTTAACTGGCGAAGAACAATACGTTGTTGTAAAGCTGATTAATGGCGAACAGCTAATGGCAATACTTGAATATGAATCAAAAGAAACAGTTGAATTAGTTTACCCAATGTTGCTACGAACATTTCCAGTAATTACTGACGGCGAAGCAAAAGAACATATTACTGCTACACCATATTCACAATTTGCAGAGAACGCACATATCTCTATTAGCAAAAGTAATGTTCTTTTTATAAAGAATTTACATCACAGATTAATTGCCAACTTTGAGCGTCTTATCGAAGAGAATGAAAATACAGCTGCAGTCAACAAAGAAAAAGAATCAGAATTATATTGGGAAGATGAAGAAGAATTCTCTGCAGCAGTCAGAGAAGAAGCAGAGTCAATGACAATAGAAGAACTAACTGAGAAGATATCTAAGTTAGAAGAAATCTCTAAACAGAATACTACTGAAGATAAAATCAGAGAACTACTACTGAAGAACATCATCAGAGGAAACGATACAATACATTAAACATAATATACCTTTTTTCAAACCCTACACTGTATTATACCGCTACGTCAAATATATGTAAAGTTTATTTTTAGTTGCAAGGTGCAAGACTTTATTACTTGACAGTATACACGTTTTACGGTATACTTCTCTTAGTTGATTGAAATAAAGGTTCTTATGGCACAGTATATAAACAACGCTGACTTCTTAGCGGCAATTAAAGAGTACAAACTTTCCGTGAAAGAAGCAGAGGCAGCTGGTCTAGAAAAACCACAAATTACCAGATATCTCGGTGAATGTATTTTGCTGATCGCCACCCACTTGTCATATAAACCGAACTTCATTGGTTACTCCTATAGAGATGATATGATTCTCGACGGGATTGAGAACTGTATCAACTACTTCGATAATTTCGACTCAGATAAGTATAGCAACCCATTTGCTTACTACACTCAAATCATTTATTATGCATTCTTGCGACGAATCCAAAAAGAAAAGAAACACTCCTATATCAAGAATAAATTGATCCAGGAAATGCCATTCGACGCATTTGACTTGCAAGGTCATGATGAAACTGGCGAATTTCATAATGCCTACATCGATTTTATGCAAGCTCATAGCACATTCGATGACTCTTTTATGGCAAAGAAAAAAGATAAGAAAAAGAAAACGAATCCTAGTTTAACTGAATTTATAGGTGAAATTGATGAGCCTGAATCTGAATGATATTATTTCGAGTGCTAAGGCTGCACATCGGCGTCGAAGAATTAAATCTAGAACTAGAACATCCAGTAAAAAAGTATTGAAAAGATTTACTTGGGATGGACGTGATGGAATGGTTAACTTGAAAGACTTTATGAACAATACTGATAATAAGATTTTCCTTGGCGTTTCAGATTTTGATGATCTGATTACAACTGAGATTCTGAGCAAGCGTGTCGCTGCAGATAAAACTACTGTTCATCGCGAGACAACTGTCCTAGCGAACCGTGTTACTTGGCAGAAATATATTGAAGAAGTTTATGTAGATCAACAGATCGTCCAAGGTAGTGCTTCTAGTGGATTCATTATTTTCGAAGACGATTCTTATGTATCGTTTAGCGTCAATAGTAACTCCACTACAGTTCGTGCTTTCGGTGATGCTAACTTTGCAGAATCTGTTATCGAAACCACCGAAGATGCATTTGATGTTGTGACATCATATATCGAGTGGATCTATTCAAGCGATGGTAACTCTGTCAATGTTCCGTTGAATCGCGATCGCCTTCCTGTGCCTGAGATGTACCCATTCCTCGGCGAAGAATCTCTTGAGAGTTACTATGAGCGTTACATGGCATCATCTGCAAATATTTTGCTGTTGATCGGTCCTCCAGGAACTGGCAAAACGACATTCATTCGTGGACTTCTTTCCCACACAAATTCATCTGCAATGGTGACCTACGACGCAGCTATCCTAGAAAAAGACTATCTGTTCGCTCGATTCATTGAAGATGATGCTGATGTTATGGTTTTGGAAGATAGTGATGCTTTCCTAAAGTCTCGCTCGGATGGTAATACAATGATGCATCGTTTCCTTAACGTAGGTGATGGGCTCGTTACAACTAAGGGTAAGAAGATGGTATTCTCTACCAACCTTCCATCTATTCGTGATATTGATTCTGCTCTGGTTCGTCCAGGTCGTTGTTTCGATATTCTGACTTTCGATCAGTTAACCCTTGTTCAAGCTCAAGCACTTGCTGATAAACTTGAAGTGACCTTACCATCGCGCCCAGCTGGTAAAGATAATGAGAAATACTCTATTGCTGAAGTATTCCATGTACAACAACACGATGCATCTAAAACTTCATCGAACCGAAAGGTTGGTTTCATTTGAAAGTAGCAATTATTACTGACCAGCACTTCGGTGCTCGGAATGATAGTATTGCTTTTCTAGATTTCTTCCAGAAATTTTATGATAATGCTTTCTTCCCGACTATTGTTGCGGAAGAGATTACTACTGTATTAATTCTTGGCGATACATTTGACCGACGAAAGTATGTAAACTTTTATGCGTTAGATCGTGCCAAGAAAATGTTCTTTGATAAATTAGAAGAGCTTGGTATTAATGTTTACATGCTTGCAGGTAATCATGATACGTATTTTAAAAATACAAACAACGTAAATTCTCCAGATTTATTGCTCCGTGAATACAATAATATCACTGTCATTGATAGTCCTCAGACAATTCAAATTGATGACACTAAAATTTGTATGATGCCGTGGATTTGTCCTGAGAATTATGTACAGAGTATTGACCATATGAAATCTACTGCTGCTGAGATTTGCATGGGGCATTTTGAAATTGCTGGGTTTGCGATGTATAGAGGGATGGAAAGCCATGAAGGACTGGGCAAAGATATCTTTGATAAGTTTGATCTCGTGTTTAGTGGGCACTATCATCACCGTAATGGCGATGGTCATATTCATTACCTCGGCAATCCCTATGAACTTACTTGGCAAGATTATGCTGACACCAGAGGGTTTCACTTGTTCGACACAAGTACTAGAAGACTCGACTTCCAAGCAAATCCTTATACAATGTTCT